GCTTGCGGCCGAGCCGCCGTAGTCGTACTCGTAGTCATGGGGGAAGTCCAGGCCGCTCTGGTCATCGTCCTCCCGGGCATAGAACTCTTGGACGACCTCACGCCGCCAGGACCCGTCGAGCAGCAGCACGGTAAGCGTAGCGGCGATGCCACGCCTGCCGTAGACCTGCGAGGTCTCTGACTTCGCAATATAGGCGCGCTGATACCAAACACCGTCGACGACGAGACGGCCGGGCTCGCCGACGGAGATATCCCTGTCCGCGAGCCGTCTGAGCCTGTCGGCAGCCGCTGAGGACAGCACGGCATCGACCGTCGCCTCTCTCGCGTCTCGCGAGATGCTGTAGGCGCCGCGCCACGAGAGGTCGTAGCTCCACTCGCGCGAGCGCACGCCTGCGGCGGTGCCGACGAAGGCGCCGTCACCGTCGAGGTCGACACGCTCGCCCGAGGACGACACGTAGTGCATTCTATGCATGTGCCACCGCCCTGATGTGCCTGTCGAGGTCACGTTCGAGCGTGACCGGCGTGTACTTCTGGATGATCGCCGGGAGGTTGCGGTCGAGCCATGCGATGACCGCGCCGCCGTCCGAGCCGCCGCCGACATCCATCGTCTGGGCGACTCCCCTGCCGATCCCGCCCAGCACTTTGGGGCTCAGCGGGATGGCCGCCTCGTCGTATCGCCGGTTGTCGCCGATTCCGATGACGCGCGGGCTGTTCGGCCCGAAGACCGCGCCGCTGGCGTACCAGTTAACGTTGACCGACGGGACCGAGCCCGTCTGCGCGTCGAACTTGCCGCTCATCGAGAAGTGCGGCAGCGGCCCCACGTCGATGCGTGGAAGCGTGAGCCGCATCGAGCCGACCTCGGCCGACATCTGCCGGCAGGCCCCCATAATCGCGGAGCGGGCGGCGCTTGCCGCATTCCTGGCGGAAGCCGAGAAGCGATTAAAGGATGCGCCCGAACGGACGCCGAACGAGACTGCTGACGCCGAAGCCGCCGCCATGCTCGCCGCGACCATAGAACCCACTGCCGCCACGGAGACGGAGAGCAGCAGGGCCGACGCCGAAGCCGCCCCGCAGGAGGCGGAGAACGACGCCAGGGACGGCGACGCGGCGGCAAGGGCGGGGGCGGCGGCCGCTGCCGCAACGGCAAGCGCACCGAGGCCGGCTGCGGCACCGGGGGCGCCGGAGGATATCTTGGGAATCGCCTTTCCCATGGTTCCGAGTCCGTCGGCTGAAGTCGAGATGGAAGCTGCGACGCCCGCCATGGCGACGTCGAGCGCAGTCATCCCAAGAGCGAGGGCGGCGGTCGCAAGCGACGCAGCCGTGGCTCCGACGGCGAACACCGCGAGGCCGGCCCCCGCGACAATCGACCCCACGCCGAGCATGATGAGGCCGACGCCGCCGACGATGGCGGCGGCGCCGAGAGCAGCAGTGGCGGCGGCAAGGGGCATCGCGAGCGCGGAGCAGGCCGACAGGCCAGCGCCCGCCAAGAGACCGCCGGCGCCCATGACAATGAGGCCGACGCCCGCGACGATGGCGGCGACGCCGAGGGCCGCCGAGGCGACCGCACATGCCGCTGCCCCGGCGGCGAGCGCCAGCAGCCCTCCCGACGCCATGAGGGCGCCGGGTGCCAGCACGAACAGGGAGGCTCCAAGCGCGGCTATGCCGACGGCGGCCTCGGGGCCGCAGGCGGCGATGGTCGGCAACGCGAATGACATAATCGCGAGGCCGGTGGCTGCGAGCAGGATGCCCACTCCAGCGAGCGCGACGGCGGCGCCGAAGGCGACCATGCCGACGGAGCCGGCAGTCAGGGCGGGCCCGAGCGCGGCGGCGCCCAGCGCCAGCCCGGCGATGACCGCCACCATGGCTGCCATGCCGATTGCGGCCTGAGGCCCCGCCTCACCGAGCTTTATCGCGGAGAGGGCGAGAAGACCGATGCCGCCGCACGCCAGCAGAACGCCGGCTCCAACCATGAGGACGGCCGCGCCGAACGAAGTCATCTTACCGGCCGCCGCGCCCGCGGCTGTGCCAGCTGCGGTCTCGCCCGCCGCCGTGGTGGCAAGACCTGCACCAGCGGCGGGTGCGGATACCCCGAGGGACAGCAGGGCGCCGCCACTGACCTTCAGGAGCGAGCCCACAGGGCCGCCGGCGACTTTCATGACGAGGAAGGCACCGCCGACGGCCTTGACGACAGGGGCAGTCTCCTCGGAATGGTCGGAGAGCCACTGGAACGCGTCGCCCACCGAGCGGATGACCGGCTCGGCGGCCTCGAACGCAGTGTCGAGCGCGTTGGCCGCGTCCGCCGCGCCCTCGGCCGGGCTGGACCACCCGGTGATCTGCGACACGGTCGACCATACGGCGTCACCCATGGAGGACGCCGTGTAACCGAGCGCATCAAGTGCTCCGGCGAAAGATGAAGCCGCCTCGTTGTTGAGCAGCGTCTCGCAGAAAGCGGAGGTCATATCCACTGCGCCGGCGAACGCGTCCCCGGCCACCGAGACCCCGCCCGCGACCACGCCGGAGAACACGGCGGCGAACGACGACGCCGCGTCCCGGATGCTCGGGTCGGCCATCGCGTCGGTGACGGCGCCGAACGCGCCGTTCACCGTGCCCTTCACGCCGTCGATGACGCCGACGATGTTGGACGAGCCGATGGCGCCGATGATCTTGGCGACGCCCTTTGGGAAGGCGTTGCACATGTTGGAGAACGACGTCTTGATGCCGCCCGTCGCGGCCTTTGCCTGCTCGGAGAAGCTCGTGATGCCGTCCGCGCCGTTCTTGTCGAGGTCGACCACGGCGTCGGCGAAATCCGAGACAGTGACCCTGCCGTCCTTCATGGCCTGGTAGAGGTCGGATGCCGAGGCGCTCTGCCCGAGCATGGACTTCGCCACCTGGTCGAGCTGGCCGGGCATCGCCTGCTGGATGCTCATCCAGGTATCCATCTCCATCTTGTTGGTGGAGACGGCCTTGGTGAGCTGCGTCATGGCGTTGGACTGGATGTCCTCGGACGCGCCGCCAGCGAGGACGGCATCGTTGAATGCGAGGTAGCGGTCGGTCGCCTGGTCGATCGACTTGGACGACGGCGCGAGCTGCTGCACGCCCGTCGCGGCCGCGTCGAGCCTCGTGGGGAGCTCCGACAGCCTGTCGGACAGGGTGTCGATGCTCCTCTGCGACTCGTCGGCCCCGTAGCCGAGCGACTGGAGCACCTTGGGGAAGTTGTTGAGCGTGTCGACGCGCGCGACCGCGGCGTCCACGCTCGAGGACACCGTCGAGACGACCCTCTGCACCACGCCGGCAACGGCGCCGGTGATGACCGCGGCCTTTGCCGAGAAGCCCGAGGCGACCTTGCTCGCCATGTTCCCGCCCGCCGTGGTTCCGGTCGAGCCGAACACGGAGTTGACGGAGGAGAGCCCGTCCCCGACGGCGCACAGCAGGCCGCCGGAAAAGGCGGCGGCCTTCCCAAGCACGCCACCAGAAAAAGCAGCGCCCGAGGCCCTGCCCGAGCGCGAGAAAGCCCCGGCGGCCCCCGATAGGGACCCGGTCAGTTTCGCCACGAACCCCGAGCCGGCGGTTTTACCCGCCGCGCCGCAAAACGCCTTGCCGAACTTAGAGCCCGTCGATGCGCCGGATCCGGACAGCGAGCTGTCGACCTTCGAGGCGAAGCCGTCCATGGACGGCATTACCTTCACGCTAACAGATCCTACGTTTGCCGCCACATTGCCTCCCTACTCATCGACGCCGAGCGCCGCCGCTATCTCTTCCCTCGCCGCCAGCGCCGAGTCCCTGCGGCGCTCGTTCCTGGCGCGCTCGCCCGGCGATATGATCCGCTGCGGGGCGTTGACGCGCTTTTTGGCATCCTCGGTGAACCCGTAGTGGAAGCACCTGAGCTCGTGCTCGATCATGTCGAGCAGGCGCGTCTTGTCGTCCCACAGGTTGTCGGGCTCCAGCCGCACGGAGACCCGTGAGCGCGCCGGCAGCTGGGAGTAGAGGATCTGCCAGCGGCGAAGGTCCTCGTCCGTCGCCCCGTCGAACCCGCCGCCGAGGGGAAGGTCGATGCCGTACGTCTGCCGGAAGTCGGCGACGACCTCTCCCCTCATGCAAGTCCAGGCGGCGGCGAAGCTTGCTAGTTTTTTGCCGCGGCCTCCATGGCGGCCTGGAAGAATGCGCCCCAGCGCTCCGCCGAGCAGCCCTGCCCGTCTTCGCCGAGCGCGTCCATGTACTCGACGGTCTTGCCGTCGAAGATCTCGTCCATCGCGTCCCACACCTCGTGCATCTTCTCGGGGATGCCGTCGTAGGCCATGGCGCGCTGCACCTTCATGGACTGGATGGCCTTCTTGTTGATCTGGTACTTCTTGCCGTCGAACTCGAACTCGAGCGCGCCCTCGGGGCGCTTGGCCGCCATTAGGCCGCCGCCGTCTCGGTCGACTCGATGTAGTCGTAGCAGGTGTTGCCGTCCTCGTCGGTGAGGTACTTCATCGTCAGGGCGCGCTGGCAGAGCTCGGAGCTGGAAATGGTGAGGTCGTCGAGCTCGGAGGACTGGCCGCGCGGAACGACCTTGGTCCACTTGCGGCCGTTCTTCAGGAGGAGGAGCAGCACGTAGGCGAAGGTCGGGTGGGAGTCGGAATTGTGCTTGACGGTGATCAGGCCGCCCTCGTCGGTGACGTTGCCGTCGCCGTACTGGCGCTTGAGCGTCTCCGCCTTGATCTCGGCGAGCGTGAGCTGCGCGGACTCCACTCGGTTGGAATTGCTGGAGTCCATGAGGTCGCCGTTCATGTCGACCGTGTCGTTGGAGTCCTCGGAGACGGACTCGACGTAGCCGTCCTCGGAGACAAAACCGAGGCACTTGAATGCGGGATCGAGCTCGCTCTTGTTCTTGATGACCTTGCCCGGCAGGGTGGAGCCGACGGGGGCCGAGAAGATGTAGCCGCCCTTCACGCCCTTTCCGGCGCTGACGTTGTTGGAGTTGTTCGCGTTGCTGACTTCGGCCATTCGCGCGTTCCTTTCTACTACTCGCAGACCCAGAGCTGGACCTGCACCACGTACCTCGCCCTGCGCGTGTCAGGGTCGGGCATCTTGTATTGGTTCGTGACCTCCGGGTGGAAGACGTTGGGAAGCTCGTCCTCCAGGGACGGGACGGCCGCCTTCACCTTCTCGGCGAGGGCTTTCGCCGGCTTCCTGCCGCCCTTGCCCTCGGTCCCCCAGCAGTCGATATCGAGCTGGACCGGCTCCAGGAAGCCGCCGCCCCCTCCGACCTGCTCGACGGTGACGTACGGCTCCGGGTGCCCGGCGACCGGCCCGAGCGTCGCATCCGAATCGGTGAGCTCGCACAGGCAGCGCGCGACTTCGGCCTCAATATCCATATGGTCATCCCTTCGAAGACAGGGCCGCCTTGGTCAGCAGCTTGTGCTTGGCCTGCGCGCGTTTTGCGTGACTCGTGTTCGCGCGAACCGAAAAGCCCTTCGCGAGCTTGCCCTGGCACTTCCTGACGGTGAATGCCGGGACGTCGTGGCCGTCCGGCGCGAGCATCGACGTCGCGCGGGCGGCGATGCCCTCGGCCTTGCCCCTGAGCATCCCCTGGAGCGCGGCGTTGCCGTCCATCGCCTCGGCGTACCCGAGGCGGCTCCATTTGAACTTCCCCCAGCTGTACTCCTTAGCCATCGGCCGCCTCCAGCTCGACCGGGTAGCACCAGCGTCCCGGGCACGCCTCGGGGGCGTAGGGCCTCGGGTCGCCCACGACGCGCAACTCCTCGCCGCGCACGCGGACCGAGCAGCCCTTGAGGCGGATGCCGGCCATGTCCCTCGGGAGGTGCACCGTGTACGCCACGGTGGCGCCCTCCGGCCGCGAGGCGTCGAGGTCCGCGGTGGCGCCGGGCGCCACGACGGCGTCGACGTCGCGCTCGGCGACCGCCTCGGAGACGGGCTCGTGGAGGTCGTCGTACACCGTCTTGCGGGAGATGACCGTAACCGTCTCGGTCGGTATCCCCGCCATCGGCATCACGCCTCCTCCCAGCGGTCAGCGGCGGTCATGGGCTGGATACTGCGCACGCGGCACCCGGCCAGACCGAGCCGCTTGAGGTCGGAGCGCCCCAGGTAGAGGTCTCCGGTCGGGTTGGCGAACGTGACGCTCGACGAGTACGGGCCGGTCGTCTGCGACTGCTGGGTGATGCCAGCCATGGCGCCGGGCGCGTTGACCGCCCGGGCGACCATGGCCACGCAGACGGACTTCACGTTCTCATCGAACGTGGGGTTCGAGCCGGCGAGGTACTGGACACCCATACGGCGCCGATATGCCCCGCGCAGGTACGCCGAGGCATCCTCGAGCAGCGCGGCAACCCTGGCCTCGTCCTTGGCGGCACCGCAGCGCGCCTCGTAGTCGGCGACTGTAGCGAAGGCGTCCACTAGAGCGTCTCCAGGATGGCGATGAGCTCCGCCTTGGTCGCCTTGCGCGGGGCGAAGCCGTTGGCGGCCTCGATGGCATCGCGCAGCTGCTGCACGGTCATCTCGGGTGAAGGCTTCTCGTGCACGGGCTGCTCGGGCTCGTTGTCCACGACGTCCTCGCCCTCGTCCGCCTCGTCCTCGACGGGCTCCGCGGCGGCCTCCGTCTCGGCGGGCGGAAGGTCGACGAAGCCGCCGGCGGACAGCTCCGCGAAGCGCTCATCTGCCAGCTCGACCTCCTCTCCTACGTAATGCACCGCGAGGGTCTCGCGGTCACGGTACGGGTAGGTGACCAAAGCGATCATGGATGCTCCTTAGGGTTGCCTAGGCGGTCGGGGCGATGGTGCCCTTGACCACGAAGTCGATGTACTCGGCGAAGAACACGAGGCCGACGTAGGCCACGGTGTCGTAGGTCAGGCTCTTGAGCTCGGGCGAGTGGGACACGGCGATGTAGCCGCTCTCGTCGGAGTAGAAGCCGAACAGGTCGTCGCCGTCGGTCGGTGCGACGTAGACCTTGATGTTGTCCTTGACGGTGGCATAGATCGTGCCTGCGGTAACGGAGCCGGTGGAGACGAGCGTGCCCAGGCCCGCCCAGTTCTCGATATAGGAGATGCCGAAGGCGCTGAAGACCTCGGACTCGCCGATCTGCTTGGCGAAGTCGACCGGGTTGGCGAAGTAGACGGTCTCGCCGCTGCCGAAGCCGTACTCCTCGGTGAGGTTGGACAGGGCGGCCCAGGCGTTGGCGGCGGTGGCGACGAGGCTCTTGCCGGTCGCGGCGGTGGTGCCCTCGGCACCGAGCGCTGCGACGAAGTCCTTCTTGATGTTGCGCTGCATGTCGGAGATCATCGCGGCATCGGTCTTGTCGACGGCGCCGTCGTAGCCGCGCTTCTTGACCTCCTGCAGCGTGGTCTGCTTGCGGTAGGGCTTGAGCGTCACCTCGTAGGTCGTGACGTCCTCGTAGGCGTAGCTGGACAGCGGGATGTCCTGGCCGGGGGTGTACTCGGCCTCGGAGAGCTTGCCGGTGATCTTCTTCTGGTGCAGGGTCTCGCCCACGGCCGCATGGATGGGCGCGCAGGTGGACAGCATCGCCGTGAGCTTCTCCAGCGACTTGGTGAAGGTGTTCACGAGGTCGACGTTGCGCGCGGCTGCGAGGGTCTTGATATCGGGCATTCTGGCCCCTTTCTCCCCTTACTTGAAGAGGTCGATGTTGGCGGCGATGGCCGCCATGCGTTCCTTCTTGTCCTCGATCCCGAGGATGTCCTTCTTGGAGGGCTTGCCCGGCTTGGGCTTGCCGCCGGCCTCGGGCGCCTTCGGCGCGCCGCCGGCCGGTTTCGTGATGGCCGCCACGGCCTTGGCCTGCTCGGTGAGGGCGTCCTCGTCCTCGCCGTTGAGCGTCGCCACGATGGAGCGGTCGAGTCCGGTGGCCTTGGCCACGGAGTCGACGAGCGCGGAGCGGGCGGCGCTCGCCTTGAGGGCGGCGTTCTCGCTCTCGAGCGCGCTCAGGCGCTCCTCAACGGTCGGGTCAGTCTTGGTCGCGGCTGCCTTGAGCTCGTCGAGCTCCTTGAGGTTCGCCTTCGAGCGGCTCTCCCACTTGCGCGACTCCTTCAGCGCGTTCTCGTAGAGCGCCTTGTAGTCGGGCGCCGGATCGGTCTCTCCGCCCTGTGCAGGGTCGATCGGATCGGTCTCGGCGGGCGTGGTCTCCTGGGCCATGCTCCCTCCATTTCCGCCCCGTGCGGGGCATCGTCCTGCCCCGTGCGGGGCGCTTTTCGGCATGAAAAAGGCCACCCGTGCGGATGGCCTGGTTCAACGTTTTGGTCGGGTTTCCCCCGTATGTGCGGCGGCGAGATCGCTGCCTTATGGCTAGATGCCCAGCTGCTTCTTGATGAGCTCTGAGGCTACAATCGTGCATGTCTGTTTGACGACCGACAGGGACGTCTCGCCGACTGCCTTCGAGATGGCGTCCTTCGCCCTCCCCCACACCTTGGCGGAGCGGATGGCATCGAGATAGTCATACCCATCCCATGTCAGACGCGAGACGGTCACCCCGAGAGGCTCCTCCCCGAAGCCGTCATAGGACACCTCTGCCTCGACGAGGCCGTAGTCCCTCAGGAGCTCTACGTGAAAGGCAATCTGGTTAATATCGTACCGGCCGGAGCAGAGGGTGGTTTCGTCCACCCCGACCTCGGCGGACTCGGCGGTCATGAGGATGTACCTCACGATATCGAGGTCGCGCCTCACATCGCACCGCCGGACGAAAAGGCGTGGGCCATCATGCGTATGCCTCCTCAGGGAGGTTGCCATCGATGGCGGCATGGGGATTGCCGCCACGATCCTCCCAGCTTGCGCAGACGTAGCTGTTGTAGCCTTCGAGTTTCTCGTCCTCTCCGGCCAGCCAAATCGGCTCAAACTCGGAAACCTCGTCGTTTGGGATGGCCCATCCGAACATATCCCAGCAGTGCTTGCCGCCGATAATCTGCTGGCGGACGTCTATCGTGTCGAAAAAGAAACTCATCCCATGCGGCGCAAGCTGCAGGTTGAGGAGGTCAACGGAGTCGATGACGTACTCGCTGTATTCACCGGTCAGGTCACTTGCGTACCTTATTCCAAAGTGAGGTGTAGTAGTCACTGTAGCCCTCCTCGTATTTGAACAGCGAAACACGGACTTTTTTGTCGAGGTTGACGACGGCGATATCTCCGCCACGGAAGTAGACGGCGCAGCGCTGGCCGTTTTGGCCTCTTATGTCATCCACGAACGCGACATCATCCGCCTCATCGATGACCTCTGACAATATTCTATCGTATTCGTCCTGCCCGGCCTTCGACCTGTAGTCGATTCCGTATTCTGCGGCGTGCTCTTTTGCGTGCCAGTTTCTTCGCTCTCCACTTGACCAGTATCTAACTTCGGCAGATGTCGGGGCCATCTCGCGTGCGGCGATCTCGCCATGCGTGATGTTCGCCTCAATGGATGGGCGCAGGTGGCTCCTCGCCACATCGTGGAGCGTCGGCGTGGCGTCGGCGTTGCCAAGCACCTCCTCGGTCAGCTTGACGGCCTCGGCTGTCTCTGCGCGCGTCCTGCGGGTCCGCAGGTATTCGTAGAACTCCTCGGCGTTTGCGAAGCCGTTCGCCTTGATCTCCGCGTTGAGGCGGGTCGCCGCGCTCATCCATCCGCTGCTCTTGTGGCCGACCTTGCGCATGTGCGCGGCGGGGTTGGTCTTCCTGACGTTCTCGGGCAGCTCGCCGCCCTCCATGACCTTGCGCCTGAGCTCCTCTCGCTCGGCTGCGCTCAGCCCCGCGGTCGCGTCGACCTTCTCGAGCTGCCACCACCGCTCCCGCAGCTCCTCCGGGTTCACGCCCTCCACGAGCTCTGCGTCGGGGTCGTCCTCGAAGCCGGGGACCACCTTGCAGTCGCAGTGCCGGTGGAAGTGTTTGAACTCGCCGGCGGATTTGCGCGTGTGGTAGACCGCGCCGCGGCTCGCGAGCATGATGCAGAAGGTGCAGGTCTCGAAGCCCGTCGGCACGCGCGCGAAGCGCACGCCGGCGCTCCTGTCACGGCCCACGTTGGAGATGATCGTCTCGTTCAGGCTGCGGAGCGCGTCGTTGCGGGCGTACTCGCCGCACGCCTTGGCGAACGCCGTGTCTCCGCCCTTCACGAGCTTCTTCGCCTGGTATCTGGCAACGGTATCGACCGATTCTGGCCTGTAGGTCGTCATGGTGACGGCCTGCTGCAGCCTGGCGCCGCTGCGCTCTGCGAGGTCGTCGTACCATTGCGCCGCGAACTCCGCCGCGACGTCGTCGTAGCCCTGGACGAAGCCCTCCATGATGAGCTTCGCGGCCTCGCGCTTCTCGGCGACGGTCGCGCCCGCGTGGGCACGGCACCAGGCGAGCACGGCGGCCTCCACGTCGGATGCCGCCCCGTCGCCTATCTTCGCCACGGCCCGGTTGTAGGCCGCGAACTCCGCCGCGCTAATCATCGGCGGAAGGCGCGGGCTCCGCCGCTTGGGTGACGCCCGCCATCAGGTCGAGCGCCGCCGAGCGCGTCACGTTGCGCCTGATCTCGGACGAGACGTTGCGCACCTCGTCGTCATCGAGGCCGTTGAGGCGCCAGAAGGTCGGCGTGCCGGCGAAGCCCTCGACCGCCGAAGCGAGCTTGATGGAGCTGTCGGTCTGCTGGGCCAGCGTCGGCATGGCTGGGTTCAAAAAGTGAACGGACACGCCGCAGACGTCCTCGGCCTCCTCGTAGGAGCACCCGAGTTCCGTCGCGATCGCGGCGGTCGCGGCATTCGCCAGCGCCGCCTTGGCCTCGCGGATGAAGCTCTTGCACTTGAGGATGAGCGGCTCGTTCTCGGCGTAGATCGCCTCGGCGGAGCTGGGGTTGTCGCTCATGATGCCGAACTGCCCCACGTGGATGCCGGTCGCGGCGCTCATGCGCTTGCACAGGTTGCCGAAGTGCTCGGTCATGGGCTGCATGCTCGGCTGCGTGAGCTGGCCGAACTGCGGAATCGTGCCGTCCTCGGTCTTGGTGACCTCGAAGATGGAGCCGATGAAGGCGCTCCACTTGGTCTTGTCGGCGAACGCGTCGCCGTCGGTGCCCAGAAGGTACTTCTGGGTCGAGGCGGCGAACGCTGCGGCGATCTCCTCGTTTACGTTGGCGCGCATCGCGCAGTCGATGAGCCAGCGCACCTCGGAGTTGATCCTCGACACGCCGAACGGTCGGTCGTCATCGGGATTGTGCGGCATGACGAACATGGGCACGGCGCCCAGGCCGTGCTCCACGTACTCCGCCGCCCACTCGTTGCGGCGAACCTCGCGGATGCGCACCATGCGGTCCGGCAGCATCACGTTGACCCAGTCCGGGCGATCCGTGGGCCGCCCGCGGTCCTTGGCGAAGGAGACGACGAACATGCCGGAGGACAGGCACTCGTGGACGTCGTCCCAGATGCCCGTGCACAGGGTCGGCGGGTACGCCGAGATACGGGCGTGCCCGTCCTCGTCCGCCGTCACCACGAGCATGGAGAAGCAGTACTTGAGCGCGGAGTTGACCGCCTTGCCGACGCGTGTGGCCATCTTGTTGCGCTTGGCCACGGAGGTGAGCAGGCCGTCGAAGTCCTCGTCGTCGGGGCACGTGAACCCGTCGAAGGCGATGTGGTCGCGCATGACCTCCACGCACTTGTATCCCCAGCCGCACGCGACCTCCAGGTCGCGTAGCGAGTCGGGCACGGCGATGCCGAGGTCCTTGAGCATGTTGCGCGCCTCGTAGTAGTCCGAGCGCAGGAGGTTGCCCCTGTAGTGGGTCTGCCAGCTGTTGAGCAGGCAGCGCACCGTCTCGCGGTCCTCCTCGAGCAGGCCGTCGGCGGACGCCACGGCGTAAGGTATCGAGATCAAGTGACCCTCGCCTTCATTCCGGGTTTTCTCTTCGATGTGTTGAGCGCGAGCAGCGCCAGCCCCGCGGCCTCGATGGGCGCGGCGTTGTCGCCGCCGAAGCCCCAGCCGCCCGACGAGCCGATCTTGCGCTTGGGCGACGTCTCGGCCGACAGGTCGAGCGCCGGGCACGCGATGTGCGTGACCGAGCCCGCCTTCGCGCCGGACGAGATGAGGCTCGCGGCGGTCACGGCCTGGTCGGTGCTCGGGCGCAGGATGTAGTCCTTGGGCATGCCCATGCCCTCGAGCTTGTCGCACAGGGCGCCGGCGCCCGCCTTGCCGTCGATGGCGACGCAGGCGTACCTGCCCGCCCTCGCGGCGATCCAGTAGGCCAGCCAATCCGTGCTGGGCTCGGGGTCCTCGCAGAAGGGCAGCTCCACGTGCACGGTCGCAGACCCGGGCTGCCGCACGGCGCACGCCACGGCGACGGTCGAGCCGTCGGCGCTGAACCTCACGCCGGCGCAGACCCTGCAGCCGGCGGTAAGCTCTGGGCCGCTCCCCACGAGGCACTCGCCCCATGCGGCGGCGCCGATGACGGGCGGCTCCACCTGCTCCTGCGGTGGCAGCCAGTAGCCCAGGTACTCCTGGGCGGCGCCAAGTTCGTCCATGTCCTTCATGCCGGTTCGGATGGCGCGGATGTCGGCGTGGTAGCCCAGGGACGGCATGACCTCCGGCCAGCGGCTCTCGTCCCAGATGTCGCCGACTTCCTCGACGCCGTACTCCAGCCACAGCAGGTCGGACGCCTTCTCGCCGCCCTCCCAAGCCTGCTGCCGGAGGTTCTTGAACACCTCCGCGGGGTTGCCGGCGCGGGTCGGCGTGCCGGCGTAGACGATCATCAGATTTTGCTTGGCGCCGGACGTCGTGGTCGGGTTGATGACCTGCGTGTGAATGCCCGTGAGCTCCTGGGCCTCGTCGTATATGACGATGTCGAAGGAGAAGCCCAGGCGCGAGGACTTGGTCCTCGTCGAAAACTGGATGACGCCGCCGGAGCTGAACCGCATCCACTCCTGGCCGGTCTGCGAGCAGACCTCGACCAGGAGCTTGCGCCAGCGCGGGATTCCCTCGGACGTGTCGCCGACGCGGCGCCCGAAGATCTTGCGGAAGCGGCCGACCATCTCCATGGTCGTGGAGTAGTTGTGCTCGGTCCAGAGCACCTTGTAGCCGGCGAGCGCGGCCATGACCGCGACCCACACGATGATGTCGACGGACTTGCCCTGCTGTCGCGGGATGGAGATGCCGACGCGCGGGTGGACCCACTTGCCGCTCGCGTCCACGGCGCCGATGTCGTGGGCGAGCTGCTCCTGCCACGGCACGAGCCTGTATCCCATCGTCGGGGCGAGCTCGACCGCGAGCGGGCCGATGGACCTCTCGTAGGGCTGGACGAGGCGGAGCCTCGGCTTAGCCGAGGACGTCTCGCAGGACCGAGACGGCGTTGATGATGACATCGTCGCCACCGTCCTCACCGGCCCCCTCTATTCGTTCAATCTGCTCGAGCGTCTCGCGGTACTCCTTGGCGAGCCTGGCCGCCTGGCTGGGCTCGGCGTCGTAGAGCTGCCGCTCGATGATCTGCCGCACCCACCGGAGCCTGCCGAGCGTGTCCTGGCGGCCGTCCGGGCCGTCGGCCGGGGGCGCTGAGATGCCAGAGCCCACGGACTCCCCCGTGGACTCGTCGGTTGAGATCTCGCCGCTCTCCTTCATCCTCTTGATGAGTGCGCACACGCCGGAGCGCGAGCGCTTGAGTTTCTTCGCGATAGCCGCAGGTCCGAGCGCCGGGTACGCGTTCTTGACGAACTCGCGCTCGTCCGCGGTCCACGGCTTGCCCCTCGGCTTCGTGGACTTCGTGGACATTCCATGCACCTCCCGGTATGGACTCGGTTTTGGGGCCTGCGCAAAAAAGGCGCAATGCCGTGGGGCGAGCCTTCGGCCCCCGGGGAGGGGCCATCCCCCAGGGTCACGTCACCACGGCAGCGAGGTCGAACAGCCCACGTCGCGGGGACGCGGCGATATCGAGCCGTTGAGAGCGGCGAGGCTCTTGTTGCCGCGCCGCTCGTTGCAGATCCGGTGGGCCGGCGCGACGTTCGCGCGGTCGATGGGCGAGCCGCCACGTGACACGGGCACGATCTCGTCCACCTCGAAACTCATCGGGTCGCCCGCGGGCAGGTCGTAGTCGATGGCCATGCCGCAGATGTGGCACGGCAGCCCCTGCGCCTTGAGCCAGGCGCGCACCTGCCGGCGAGCGTGGCCGTTGGCGTAGCGGGTCTTGGTGGCCACGGCTAGCGCTCCACGGGAGAGCGGCCCCGGTTGGCCATGCATTCCTCGAGCCCCGCGTAGCACAGGCGCTCGACGGCTTTGCCGGCCCCCTTGCACTTGCGCCCGCCCGCACGGCGGGCGATGCCCAGGGCGCGACGGAATGCCCACGCCATGACGGTGTCGTACCGACTTGCGGCGCGAACGATAGCCTCGCGTGTGACCACGGACCCACCTCATCAGGTTGTTGCTTAATAGAAAGGCCGGAGTCCCTGAACTGCTGAAGGGAACCCCGGCCACTCATCTGTGCTTCCACGCACATCCGACCCGCACACCGCGCGGGCGGCGCTGCGAATCGACACCCTAGTTATATCCCGACTGCAACGTGCAACGGTGTGCAATTGTGTGCAATCGCATGCAATCGTAGGCAATTGCGTGCAATTGTGTGCAACGGTGTGCAATCGCGTGCAGCCAGCAGGCAAAAAGAAACCCGCCGGCGCGAAGTCGACGGGTCACGACAGAGTTGTATCTAGTTCAGACTGCAGCGCGGCCAAGACCTGATCGGGCTGCCGCCAGCCCGACCATGTCCGTCCAGTCCAGGGCGGCGCACAGGTCGGAGTTCACCGACCTCACCGACACCCCGAGCGTCCCCGCGATCTCCTGCAGCGTGCGGTCCTCGCAGTATCGCAGCTCCAGCACGTCGCCCCAGCGCTTGCCCGGGTTGGCGGAGCGCACGCCCGCACACAGCTCGCGGCCCCGCTCCACCTCATGCCGCAGCTCGGACAACTCGGCGCCGCTGCGGCGCTCGTAGTCTATGCGGTCGTCGGTGGACCTCATGAAGTCCGTGCCGTGCGCACCCTTGCCCACGGCGTCGTAGCGCTGGGCGCGCACCTGCTCGCGCGCCTGCATCGACTGGATGACCGCCAGCCTGCGGTCGATGCCGCGCTGGGCGGCCCGTACAGTCTCCAGATATTCTCGTGCATCCATGTGACCTCCCGCGTGGTACCATGCTCTACGCCACATAGAGGATGCCGGGAGGCGTCTTTGCCAAAGGCCGCCGGCGCTCCAATGCCAGCGGCCTTAATTATATATCTACCTGCGGAAACTCAATATCTCATCGCGACCTCGCGCCGCATGGCCATGATCTCGTCGTGCACCGTGCCCGAGCCTGCCAAATAGCGGTCGACCCTGTCGAGCTTCGGCTTGGCGCCCTTGCGACGGGCCTCCTTCACGCGGCGCAAGTCGTGCTCGCGCCGGCACGCCTCCGAGCAGTACTTGGCGTGGGGCGCCTTCGGGACGAAGACCCTCCCGCAGATCGCGCACGTCCTCTCCTGCACGTCCCACATCACGGTCATCTCGTCGACCTCCTGCACCTGCGTGCGCGGCGCGCCTCGATGCTCTTGCACACGCGGCGGTTCTCGGCGAGCATCCGCCGCAGCCTCTCGAAAACTCTCATCGGTTAGCCTTCCTCGACCTCTTGAGAGCGCGGGCCCGGTCGCGCTCCAGCGCCCGCGCCCTCCGCTCCGTCTCCCCGATCTGCGCCGCCGTCACGTGTGGCGCGTCGGAATGACCGTGCACGAGCGCCCGGCGGGCGGGACCCGATACCAGATCGGGCACCGTGCGCCAGGCGGTCGCGCGGTACAGCTCCACCGCCGAACGGATCACCGGCTGTTCCAGCTGTCCGCGAGCATGGCCACCGCCTGGCGGAACGGCGGCAGGTCCATGCTCCCCCACGCGACGCTGTTCGACATCCCGCAGGCGGGGCACGTCACGCTCATCACGTTGGGCTTGGTCAGGGAACGCTCTCGCACGTCCTCCACCTTGGGCTCCGCCCCGCACTTGGGGCACGCCTTGAACTCGACATCGTTAAAGGTCACAGCTCTCTCCCATCTCGTTTGCGATCGGTCGGTCGATGAGGTCGGCCAGGCGATAGACGGAATCTGCCGTGAACCAATACTCATCATCAGGCTCGAGGCCGAGGGCGGTTTCGACGTCATATGGATGGATCAGGCGATATGCGTCATATTTTCTGACGTCCAAATTGCGCAGCTTCTTAGCTACCTCGCGGCGCTCATTGTCGTCAATCCTCATACAGCACCTCCAGACCGTACGCTACGGCGGCATCGTGCTCGATGCGGCATCCACGTGCGTTCTCCCAGCCTTTGCAGAAGTAAGCCGTGTGGCACAGGCTCATGTTCTCAAGCGACTTCGCGAGGTAGCAGAGCGGAATCTGCACGACGCCGCGCCCTTCCATGGCCTCGTCGCTGTACCACTCGTCGGTAAACAGGGTGTTTACGAACTCGTAGCCCATCTCACGCAGTTTGGCGTGTGCCTTATCCCTCGTCTCCGCGATTTCCTCGTCTGTCTTACCAGCCATGGGCTGAGAAATCATCGCTCGCTTATTCACCTAAAGCTCCTCTCCGCAGAACGGGCAGTACTTGACGTCCTCGATGTAGGCGATCGCCGTCACGTCGGCGCCGACGGTCTCTCCGCACGAGCCGTTGACTGAGACGTCGAGCTCAACGCTGGTATCCAGCTCGACCCTGACGACCGGCTCGCCGTCGTATCGGCGCGTCAGGGTCATGGAACCCACAGACCAGCTTCGGACGTCTTGGCCAGGCGCAGAATGGACTGACGCGATACGGGATCCACCGCAGAAGTAGCAGCTCATTCGTTCTCACCCCCCAGCTTGTGGATGCGCGCTATGACATCTTCCAAGAAGGCATGGGAGCAGGCGCGTTCGCAGTTCTCTAGTTTGCAGCCATCGCAGTCCTTTATTCCACGATCAAAATACGAGCAGACGACTTCCGGTTGATGGTTCGCAATCTTGCCCAAATCCTCCTCCAGTCTCTCCCAGCTGTCGCGCGGCGTGAGGTAGAGGCCACTTGTGGGGAGCAACCCGTCCTCGCCCCTTGCATCCGGGCTGAACACTTTCCATACCGAGCTATGGCCGAACACATCGTGTCGATAGCGATAGCTGGTGACGCGCACCTTTCTGTCGTTTGCGTCAAACAGCACCTCGGTGTCCAGCGAAATCTCGCGACCCTCATGGTCCCTGGGAAGTGTGACTTCTCTCATTTCATGCTCCAATCCTTCACGATCTCCCTCTCCTCCGCGACCATGATCAGCGCCTTGTTGAGGCATCGCCTCGCCTGGCGCAGCTCCTCGCAGATGTCGCACCCCTGTCGCAGCCTGTCGCACTCCCTGAGCGACCTCTTGGCGTCCTCGAGTCTGCCGATGGCGAGGTCAATCCAATCGGAGGGGCCGCACCTGTAGCTCACCGCGACTCACCCCTCACGCCGAAGATGTCGGCCAGGATGTCGCCCGGCGACGCCACGAACGGCTCGGGGCTGATCGGGTCGTAAGTCACCTCGAGGTAGCCCGGGTAGCCGATCGTCACGCCCGTGGGCTCGCGCCCCGGAAGGAGCTGGTAGCCCCAGGCCACGCTCACCCTGCGCTCGTCCAGGATGGTCTCGGTGCGCTCCACGCGAAACCTGTAGCCGCCCACCCGCTCCGTGTCGTACGTGTCATCGGCCCAGGGAATCCGGTGCCTGTCGAGGGCGTCCCGGTAGGCCCTCATCACCGCTGAGATCTCGGTCAAAACCTTCTCACTCTCCTATCTCAAAAGAATTAGGTGTTCTTTGCGCCGGGGGCTTCCCCGCCGGCGCCGTCTCCACCGTCTAGCGGCGGGAACCCAATCGCCTGCTGGCCCAGCTGCCCGGCCGCCGTTGGCACACTTTTGGCATACCTCCGGCTCGGCTTCTCGCCGCGCGCGAGCTTGGCGATGTCCTCGTACAGGTCGGCCTTCTGCTTCCGGCTGGCACGCGCCGCGGCGAGCTTCTGTTTCTTGGCCAGCAGAACGGCTTCCCTGCTCGACATGACGTTCGCCATGTAGATGCGCGTTATGTCGAGCGGCCGGCCATGGGCGGGGTCGGCCTTCTCGTTCCTGAGCATCTCCATGAGGGTGATCATGACGCCTCCGCTATCTGGCGCTCGAGCTCGGCTATGAGCTCGTCATCGGTCTTCACTGGCTGCCACACGGCGGCGCGCTCGACCTCCTGCGAGGTCTGCCCGCCCCGTGCCTTGCGGTCGGCATCGAAGCCGACCTGCTTGCGGCTCCAGTTGCGGGCGAGCGCCCACACGTCGGTCACGGGCAGGCCGCTCGGCAGCGTCCACCCCTGTGCGGCGTAGTGGTCGAAGAACTGGCGGGCGTCGCCCCGGAGGCAGTTGGCGGCGAAGTACGCCTCCACGTCCTCGGCCGACGGGGTCTCGAAGTCATCGGGCGCTTGGCGGGCAGCGCTATAGCCCGCTAGGGCTATCTCCTTCTCCTTCTCTTTCTGTCGGCTACCCTCTCGCCTGCTGGGTTGGCTACCCCCTTGGCTACCCCCTTGGCTAGACCCTTGACATCCTGCATTGGCCGCCCTCCTGAGACCCCCAAGGCTGCCGTTGACCATGGCGTCGATGCGGCCCCTTGCGAAGGTGAACGCCGCCATGGTCGTCGGCTTCAGCTTGGGCTCGACGCCCTCGTAGCCGTAGCGCAGCATCGCCCAGGCGAGCGCCATGCCCTCCCTGTCGCCCAGGGCGCGGCAGCCCTCGTAGAAGTCCCTGTTGAAGTTGAAGTTATTCATCCGTATCACCTCCGCAGATCGAATCGGTAAAGGCCGCGGCGGCGGCCTGGTCGCGGCCCGGCATGACCGAGCCGTAGATGTCGAGCGTCGTCTTGACGCTCGCGTGCCCCAGGCGCTCCTGGATGGTCCTCATGTCGAATCCGTTCATGAGCAGCCACGAGGCATGCGTGTGCCGCAGCGAATGGAACACCGTCTCCTCCGGCAGCCCCAGGTCCCTCACGAGCGACTTGAAGCGGCTCGTCACGGTGCTCGGGCGCGCGATGCCGCCGGCGGGCCCGAAGGTCACCACCAGCGCCGCCGGGCCCTTGCGCGCGAGCCACGTGTCCTGCCACTCCAGGTGGCGCTCCAGCCGTGCCTCCACAGCCGGGGCGAGCGCCACGTTGCGCACGCGCCTGCCCTTGGTGTAGGCCTGCCGGTGCAGCTCGGGGTGCTCGACCGCCTGCCCCACCACGTGCAGGTCGTGCAGGGCGCGGCGCCAGTCTCGGCGCTGCAGCCCGCAGATCTCCCCGCAGCGCAGGCCCGTGTTGAGGGCGAGGTAGACCGCCATGGCCTCGGTGCGCCGCGAGATGTTGGCGCCCGAGGCGGATCGCGAGGACATGGCGGAGACCAGCGCGCGGGACAGCTCATCGGTGTCGAGCTCGGACAGCGCGAAGGGCTCAACGGGGTCGGGAGAGGGCGCGGGCACGTCGAGCATGATGTCGCGGCCCAGCGCCGGCCGCCACGAGCGGTAGGCGCCCTTGAGCAGCGCGTGCATCTTGAGCAGCGTCTTGGGCGACAGCCCCTTGCCCGTCCTGGGCGCGAGCAGCATGCGGTACGCCGCCGACACGTCCCATGGCTCCAGTTGGTCGTAGGGAAGCCGGCCGATGGTCGGCTCCACCATCGTCCTGACCACGCTGCGGTACGTAGCCACCGAGTTGTCGGACAGGCCGTTGACGGGGTCCGAGATGTACGTCTCGAGCATCGAGGACAGGCGCTTGGAGCTGTCCCGTGCGGACGAAGGGTCGAACGTGGCCGCCCACCTGTCGCACTCCGCCTGCGCCTGCTCGCGCGTCAGCTCCGCATCCCACGACCTGTACGGCCTGATCCGCCTGCCGGTCACGCGGTCGGTGCCCATGTAGGGGCGGGCGAACCAGCGCCCGTCCGCCCCGCGCTGCACGACCGCACGGCGCTCGCTAGGAGAAGTCACTGGCGGCAAGCTCCTTGGCGATACGCGCGGTCCTGTCGCGGTCGTCGAGGTCGACGTCCAGGAGCAGCTTGCTCGCGTCGGACGGGCTGACCGCAGCGAGCATGACCTGCCCCCTCGCCTCGGTCTCATCGATCCCGAGGCTGACCATGACCCTGACGGACTCGCTGACGAGGCGCCGCATGATCCCGAGAGCGGTGTGCTGATCCATGTAGCCTCCCGCAAAGACCAAAACGCCATCATCGACATCTCCGGCGCAGACGAGGCCATTCACCTCGAACTCGACGGGCTCGACGTTCTCGCGCTCGATTGTCACCTTCACCTTCGGCTCCTCGCTATTCATCCTTCTCATCCTTTCTTCCAGATTCGTCCATATCGATGTCGAGGTCGTAGTAGATCGCGCTCCGCTCTTCCTCCTCCGGGAACCCGCAGTGCACCGCGGCGTAGACGAGCTCGATGCGCATGGCGTCCATGGGGATGCCGGCGCGGACTCCGGCAGAGAGCAGCTCCGAGAGGGCTGCTTCCGCGAGAACCCTAATCGACTTCGAGTCGAAGGTGCCGACGTGAAGCGATGTGCCGGGCTCACCGTCCGCCCCCACCGTCGCCACCATCGCCTCGCGGCAGAGGATGGAGCACTCATGCCCCCTGGCCTCCGCCGTCACCGTGACGTAGTTCTCATCCTCGCTACTCATCCTTCTCATCCTCCTGGGCGCTCGCCTGCACCCTCTCCATGAGCCACACGTCCTCCTCGCCGGGCTCGAAGCCCGCGGAGAGGAAGATGTCATAGTGGTCGAGCCACGCCTCCGCGTCGTCGCCGCCCCAGCGGTTGTTGAGCTGGGCCATGTCCTTGGCCGCCGCCATGAGCCAGCAGCCGGCCTCGTACTCGTTGGGTTTGCACGCCTTGAGGTTGCGGGCGAACTCGTCGCGCACGGCACCGAAGCGTCCCTCGTTCTCGGGCTGGCTGTCGCCGCCCATCGCCACGAGCAGCGCGGGCGGGTCCTCGCGGCCCACGCGCACGCACATCATGAGGTCCTTGGACATGGCGAAGGCGCCGGACGCCACGAAGCCGATCAGGCTCCTGTACAGCTCCTCGAGCGCCGCCTTTTCGCGCTCGGCCTCCTGCTCGGCCCGGATCTCCCCCTCGGTCTTCTCGGGCTCGGCATCCTCGCCGCCCTTCGGAGCGAAGAAGTCCCAGTAGCGGTCATTCCACACGGCAACGGTGCCAGCGGGGTACTCCTTGTCCTCGAGCTTCGCGGCAACGAGGCCGAGGTGTGCCCAGTCCTTGTAGGTGAACCCTTCGGGCTGCTCCTTCACCACCGGGATGCCCGCGTCCCCAAACGCGTCGTAGTCCTCGGCCTTGGCCTCCTCGCGCTCGACGCGGCGGCGGATGCTGTCGGCCTTGCCCGCCCAGCCCTCGCCGGCGGCCAGCACGGCCTCGACGTCCTTCTCGTCGTCGAAGGAGCTCGCGGCCTCGAGCTGCTCCAGCGTCACCTGCACGCCGGCATCGATGCGACCGCGCAGTTTGCGCGCAGCCCGGATCTGCCCGGCGGTGGCGCGGCTCGCGCGCTCGATGCGCTGCTCGTCGATGCCCAGCACGAGCATCTGCTGCACGCCGCGGGCGCGCTCCGCCTCGGTCAGCTGGCGCTTGTCGTCGGTGGCGAGCATGGCCACGAGCTCGTTGGCCTCGTCCATGCTCTCGGCCACCAGCGCGGACACCTCGCGATCCTCCCCGTAGATGGACGACAGCGCGCGGTAGCGGCGCTCGCCGTCGACGATACGGAACACGTTGCCGTCCGCCACGACCACGGGCGGGTTCAGCGGCTCGCCGCCGGTCGCCTCGATGCTGCGGGCCAGGGCGCCGATGTCGCCGAAGTCCTCGCGCGGGTTCTGCTCGCTCGGGCGGATGTCGCCCAGGCGCACAGACTTCTTCTCAAACTGCATGTCATTCCTCCTAGTCCTAGTAGTACATCCCGCTCGGCGCGGTCCCCTCGATGGCGCCCGCGACGGCGAGGAGCGCGAGCATCACGACGGCGCACGCCACGCTGCGCACGCACTCGGGAAGAGAGTTCCACCACTCGCCGAACCTGCAGCCGGCATCCCAGATGAGATCGACCATCACGCCACCCGCCTCGGACGGCGAGCGGGCACGCAGTCGGGCGAGGGCAGTGCCGGCACCGCGCCGCGCGCCTTGATGGCGGCGTCGATGTCCTCGCTGCTCACCACCTCGCGCGAGCTGTTGGGGTTGAGCGACGGGTAGCGCGGTATCACGCCCTGCATGACCATCGCGCGGAACGTGACGTTGTCGCAGCAGGCGTAACGCGCGCCCTTGGCTATCGACATCCACATGGCCTTCTCCTTTCATTCGTTGAGCCAATCCCTTGCCGGAGGGCCGCACCGATAGATGCAGCCGGAGGGCGCTCCCCCGCCAAAGGGAGCGGTGCCGCCGCCCCGCCAAGTCGGCGGCGGACACCTTATGGGCCGGAAGTCGGGGTCCGGTCCCGTCGCGCCGCGGGCCCCGTGGAATGGGGCGGTGCGGAACCCGTGGCGCGACGGGGGCGGGCCCGGCCTCAGTCGAAGAGCGAGGCGAGTGCCCACGCCGCGATGAACGGCACGGCGGCCGAGAAGCACACCCGCGCGAGGCCGTAGGCCCCCTGCGCGGCGCACATCCAGCCGGCGGCGTCCATCACGACGGCCGAGGCCAGCAGCGCCCGGGTCATTCGTAGCACCCGCCGTCGAGCGGCCAGAGGCCCGGTATCGGTTGCACATCGTCCAGTGCCACCGAGAAGTCGAGCGCCTGCTGGTTGGTGAGCGGCACCAGGCGCGCCATGTAGGCTGGGTCGCCGGCGCGGACGTGCGCCGCGAACGCATCGCGCGCGTCCGCGCGGCGCTCGAATATCTCCGTGTGCCACACGGAGTCCTCGTCGACCCATGTCACCATGCCGCCCAGGATCGTGATGGCCTCGGGCAGCTCGTAGCTCTTGCCAGTCATTCCTCTTCCCCCATCCCTATGCGGCCTCGTCCGTATTTCGCCCGCCTAAGCGGTCAAGGGAAACGTCAAAAAAATCTGCAAGGCGCCAGGCGATCTCAAAGGTTGGCGCCGTACGACCGTTCTCGTAGTTGTAGATGCTCGTGGCATCCACTCCGACAGCGTCGGCGACCTCCTGCTGGGTGACGCGCTTGCGAGCACGAAGCTCGCGAAGGCATGCGGACATCTCTTCCTTGCTAAACACCATTGACAACTCCTTTCATCTGTGAAATCGAGAGGGCTGAGGTTGAGCGCTGTCAACCTCAGCCGTAACATCTTCTATATAGAAGATGTTTTTGGCTCTCTGCCTAATTACTGTATTCAATATTACGGCTGTGTGCCTAATTGTCAACAAAGATTTCAGTATTTGATTGAAAACTTTGGCGCTTTGCCTTAATTTCTTAGGTAACGATGGGAGGAGGCCCAATGACAGAAGACACTCTTAGGAAGCGAATCGGCAAGAACATACAGTTGCTCAGAAAGTCCGCTGGCTTCAAAAGCGCCGCAGCGTTTGCGGAACATGCTGGATTTGAAACAAGCAGATACACGGAATACGAGCAGGGACGCCGAAGCATGGCATTTGATGCGGCTTGGAGAATTGCTGACGCTCTCAACTGCTCGCTAGACACCTTGGGTGGCAGGGAATGGTCCCCGATGGCAACCCAGCAAAACCAGACGCCAGAAGAGGGCGAGTTGATCACCTGCTACCGACAGAGCACCGAGAAGAGGCGTTCGAAGATACTGGAGACGGCACGCGACCAGGCCGAGCTGTCCCAAAATCAGGCTGCAGCGCCTGAAATCGAAGGGCTGGAAGCGGATCAAGTAAGGTCCGCGTAGACGGCACCAAAACGCAAGCTACTCCCCCATTTTCGTAACCCCACGAAAATAGGCTGATCGGCTTGACCGTGCCGAGGACAAACGGTAATTTGGACAGCGGTATTGACGCGGGGACCCCACGGGGCCCGCGTCCAAGGAAAGGCGGCTGTCCCAAGGGGCAACCGCCTTTTCATTTAGGAGCACATTTCATGGACAACGCAATTGACGAGCTCATAGCGGAATGCGGGGAAATCCTAGCAAACCCCGATTCTTACAACCTCGAAAGCGAGGCCAAGAGAATCGAGTCGGCGCTAGAGACAGTTGTACCCAAGGTCCGCGTGGGCCTGAAGATGTTCCGCGCGACGATCGGCGGGCAGTCGTCATACGGGAAGAAAGATGCCGCCGAGGACATACGGCGGCTACAGGCGAAAGCGAAGCTGTACGCCGATGACAGGCGCATGAGTTATGAGATTGAGAAGATGAAGTCCTCCACGGCGAGGACAAACGTGAGCGTTGAACAGCACGCAGACAGCAATGCGACCTCAAGCTCGAGCTCGACGTCCTCATCTTCCCTGAGGGCATCCGTCGACAACTTGATGGAGACGATCGCTGCAGACCAGGGACTCACTTCGGAAGACAAAGACATGCTCGCAGCATGCCTCGCCCAGATGGAATTGGCAGCAAAACGTGGCGACCAGGCATCGCTGGCCGACCGCATGATCAAGGGATTGGAGATAGCGAAGAAGGGCGGTGAACTGGTAGCAGGCATCCTCTCCATCGGAGGGAAGATCGCGGGCTTCCTCTAGACGCCCATGTACCCGATGAGGACCCATTGCCCGGTCTGCGGGCACCTCACGGCGCGCACGTCGTACTCGGACGCCAGGGAGTACGCGCACGGCCTGAGCGTCGCAAACGGGACGGGGCCAGCGGTGTCGTCCTTCACGCCCAGGGCGACGACCCTCACGGTGTCCCCGCGCTCCTGCGACACGAGCTCGTACCCCAAGCTCAACGGGATGCCCGTGAGCCCGTCGTAGATCATCGTGTCGGGTGAATCGTCCTCGTACGTGTATGCGCCGACGCTATAGCGAGCCATGAGTACCTCCGGGAGCGTGAATGGTGTTCATCACGATTATGACCCGCGGCACGGCAGGGTTTTTCAGGTTTTTCCGGAAAAACCAAAGCGGGCGCCCCGAAACGCCAGTTACTCCCCCATTTTCGTAACCCCACGAAAATGGGCAGGTGGCTGATTAAGTTGTTGCAGAAAGCGCAACGACTGCCACAAAACGAAGAAGCCCCGTGCGGCGATCTTAGCGGATCCGTGTGGTCAATTTTAAAACTGTAAATACTTGATAGTTTACTTGATTGCTAACTATCAACTGTTTATAATTAAATTGTCGAAAGGAGGAGAGATGCCCAAGGAGCAGGAGCCCGCGCAGGTGCTCAAGCGGTTCAAGAAGGAGGGTTGGACGCTCTACACCGGCAAGGGCAGCCATGTGGTCGCGCGAAAGGACGGGGTCCAGATCAGCGTGCCCACCTCCAAGAAGGAGATACCGATAGGGACGTACCGAAAAATAGCTAAGACGGCGGGGTGGCTCTAGCCCCGCCCCCTTGGGGGTCGAAAGATATGAAGACATATGTTTACCAGGCGGTGCTCACACCCGACGAGGACGGCGGCTACGACGTGGAGTTTCCCTCACTGCCGGGATGCTTCACCTGCGGCGATACGATTGCCGAGGCCGCCGAGCAGTCCGTGGACGCGGCGAGCACCTACGTGGCCGCGCTCGTGAAGGACGGTCTTGCCGTGCCTGATCCCGAGTTCATCGAGCCCGCAGACGGCGGTCTCTCCATGATGGTCGCCTTCTCCACGGACGAGGGGTACATCGTGGAGGGCGAGACGGTCTCGGCGGCCGAAGCCGCGCGCAGGCTCTCCGTCTCCCCCGGCAGGATCACCCACATGCTCGACTCGGGGATCCTTACGGGCTACCGCAAGGGCCGCCGTACCTACGTGACCGTGGAGAGCATAGCGGCGCGTCTGACCGACACGCCCCGCTCGGGCAGGCCCAAGCGCCGCGCGGTCGCGTAGACGGCCTCAACGCAAACAAAAAGCCCCGTGCGGCAATCTTGGCGGATCCGCACGGGGCATATGCCCTCCGGCAAAAGGGAAAGGCAGGACCATTATATGGCAACCAACGATACTTCAAGGTCAAAACTCGGCTCCAAGCGCGAGGTCGCGCCCGGCAAGTGGGTGATCCGCGTGCAGGCGGGCTTCCGCGCGGACGGCCACGTGCGCCGCGTGTCGCGCACCGTATACGGCACCGAGACCGAGGCCGATATCGCCATCGCCCAGCTCGCGCAGGAGCTGGGTGTGTCCCAGGCGGCGCACGCGGGCGTGACGCTCGACATGTACTACTGGGGAGTTTTCCGCGACTCCCCCAGCAACCGCGGCAAGCCGCGCTCCCGCGCGAGCCTGCGCGAGTACGACGGCCAGATGTGCAACTACATCTCCCCCGTCCTGGGGAGCATCGACATCTCCGAGATCACCCACGACATGATGCGAAGCTGCATCGAGCGCTCGGGCGCGCCGGCAAAGACCAAGACCACGCTGCGCGCCGTCATGCGCCGCGCCTTCGACGACGGCTGGGTGACGGTGGAGCCCTTCCGCCGGCGCGTCATCGCGCCCAAGGCCAAGCAGGCGCCCGTTGAGCCGTGGAGCATCCCCGAGGCCGCAGAGGCGCTGCGCAGGCTCGCCGCCAGCGACGAGCGCGCCGATCTGGTCATGAACGCCTACCTCATCCTGGGCCTGAGCGGCCTGCGCAAGGAGGAGGCGCTGGCCGTGCGTCCGTGCGACCTCAAGGTCACCACGACCTACGACTTCGCCACGGGACAGCCGACCGTCTCGGAGTACATCGAGGTCTGCCGTGCGTACACGGACGAGGACGGCATAAAGGAGACCAAGAACGCCCATTCCGTGCGCACCGTGCCGGTTTTATTGGCGGGCCGGAAGCGCCTGCACCAGATCATGGACGAGCTGCGCCCGTCCATAACCGTCGAGGGCGGCACTTCGGTTACGGAGCAGGTGCGCGAATGGAGCGGGCAGCGCATCGTGAACATGCGCGGCGACAACCTCGTGCGCGCCTGGCGACGCATGTGCGCACGCCATGACCTGCGGTATATACCGCCAAAGGCCCTGCGCCACACGTCCGAGACCATCATGGCGGCGACCGAGGTCGACCCCC